TTAAGCCGATAGTAGTACTAGGTGCCGGTGCATCTTCGAACTGGGAAGTCGCATTGGAACTCTGCGCCACTAAAACGTAGTTGTAGGTACCGTTGGACTGCGTTTTTCCTTCGAAGACATAAACACCCCCCATAGATCCGCTCAGGATTAGGTTAGCTTCATTACCATCGATAGTTGTCCCCAACGCAGTAGAGATCACTGGAAGGGATGTGGACAGATCTTGGTTAGCTTCAATCCGGACGTAAGGATGCCCCGGTGCAAGGTGAATCAGCGCCCCGGTCGAGGTAAGGGTTAGGAAATTCAGACCCCCATTTATTTCTCCGGTACCATCGAGGACGGTAACCGACCCATTCCCCAGCGCTGAAGCACTGCCGGAAAAGGGGGTTGCGTAGGCTGGACCAATAATGGGCATGAGGCGTCTCCTAAGAAATAGCGCCTTGGACGCGTAAACGAGCGAATATGTTATTCGTGCTGCCGCTGGTTTTAGTTATCCCAGCTAATGCAACGTAACACTTGGTTGCGCTGGCATCCCAGCTGACGGTAACACGATCCGCCGCGTCGATGACATTATCCACAAAACTCTGTGGCGCAGAAGGTAGAACCGGAAGCTGCAGGGTAAAGCTGAGCGTCCCGGTCGCGGGCGTAATCACGCTAGCGCCCTCCGCGTCGCTATAGAACTCCACCGCGGCAAAGCAGTGCGGTTTAATTGGGTCTATAGCTATCTCAATGGTCCCAGCACCGCCATTAATGCGGATCACCGGGGTACTTAGCGTATCGGAGCTAAGTAAGGAACTATACGGTAAGCCCATGAGGCATCCTCTGCTGCGTTATTCCCAAGATTTCTTAACGGGCGGTTTTTTTGCCTTCCGCTTAGCTTTGTATTGCTCTTTTCTCTTCGCAATCTTTTCCGCCTTCTCTTCCTCGCTTACAGGGAGGTCTTCAATAAAGCGGGACCGGACTAGACAAGCCATACGGCGTTCTGAACAGCCGACTTCCTTCCAAGGAAACTTATCACCGGGGTAGTAGGTAAAGTTGTAAAATTTAAACTCACGAACCGCCACTTTTGGGCGCGTCGTATTTACTCTTCTTAAGTCCATTGGTATGCCCCATACAGGAAACAGCAGAGGAGGAGCCCTCTGCTTTTCAGGAACCTAGCTTATACTAGGTTTGTCCACAACTGACCAAGGTCGGCAGCAACAATACGACGATCAACGCGGAGCTGACCTTCGATGTACTGACCATCCTTACCTTCAACCGCATCGTAGCGACGGAAGCGAGGACCTAGGTTAGCACCAGTAAATGCTGGTAGGTAGAAGTTACCAATAGCTGTTGCTGACATCAAACCACCGTTTGGCTCGATGTATGAAGCAAGGAACACACCGGCTGCTAGGAAGGTGTTAGCTACAGGAACATCGCCTGACGCGTCTTCAACTGCGTCATTCGCAGTATTGACCACAGTCTGGATAATGTTGATCTTGTTGACTTCGAATAACGCGGCTAGCGCCATCTTAGTAACAGTAGCTGGAGCGTTAGCATTGGTAGAACGAATGCGGTCAAGGATCGCAGGTGACTCTGTCAACGTGTCAAACACGTCAATAGTCATTGTCAATTCGTTCGGCATCTTACCCGCTGAAGCCAATAAGAATTCGCGACGGAATTTCTTCCAGTCACCAATAGGATCGGCAGCTTGGTTAGACCATTTTAGGACTTGGTCACCCGTTGGGCTGCTGTCAACACCTGCGATGTCCTTGCCCCACTTACCAGTCTCAAGGAACTTAGCCTTAAAGTCTAATTCTTCGCCGATAAGCAATGAGTTAGTTACTAGCGAAGAACCTTCGCGATCCAAATTGAACTGACTATCAGCGTTTGCACGCTTGCGATCAGAGATAAAGATGCGAAGCGCTTTATCACCAATCGAGTAGTTCTCTTGCTTGGTTTTGTAGTTAATACTGTTCGCTACGCCTTCTTCAGCGCGTGTAGAATCATAATCACGATTCCAATAGCCCTGTGGGTATACAGTATATTGATCACTTTCTTTGTTCACAGGAATCGGGGTACCGACCTTGTTCGCGATAAAAGTGCTGCTGTCCTGCGTCATTGCAATGGACAAGTTTGTTAGGGGGCGATCAACGTGCCAATCGCGAGCCGTGCTATATGCTGGCATATCCTATCTCCTACGCTTTAGCGCCTTGATAACCGAATAAACAGGTAACGAGGTCGTTATCTGCACTTGCTGAATCAACGGCAATACCGTTAATAACATCACCAGAGGCTGCTGTAGCACCCTTACCGCCTGCTGCAGAACCCATTTGAGCACCCACAGAGATAGCAGCTGAAGCAGCAACAGGAACTTTACGTCCTGATGTGGTCATTAGCCCGATAGTAGCGCCTGCGCCTGAGCGCTCGACGTTTACGATAACGCCGTCAGCGCGTTCACCAGCACCGGCTAAATCAAGGCCGCTTGCGGTAATTTTACCGAAGAAACCAGCTTTTGAATCAAGGTCAACGGCAGCAACAAAGGACTGCACGTCATATGGACCATAGTTTGAACTTGCCATAAGGCTACACTCCTATTGGTTAAGCGAATCGTTGTAGGCTGCTTGACCTTCTTCAGTCTCAAGAACCTTGTTGTAAGCTGTGGTAATATCCACAGAATTATCAGCAGCGTACGCCTTCGCTAGATCATCTAGTGCATTAGCGGTATCTGTTGAAGAGGTAGTTGTGCCGTAGCTCTTGCCAATTACGGACAGTGCTGTGTTGGCAGATTCTACTAGCTCAATTGCAGACTTGCGAATTGATTCGTCCTGAATGCCATCAATAGCACGGAGGACTGACGCCTTGACTACTGAGTCACCAATGAGGTTCTCCATAGTAGATTCAACGCGATTTTTGTAAGTAGCTTCTTCCGCTTCTTTGCGGTGCTTCTCCATTTCTGTTGCTTGATCATCGAGGCGCTTAGCCATGATAATCAACTGAGCACCAGCTGATTTGCGATACTCTGTACCGTCAAGGGCTGTATACTCTACCGAATCCGCTTTGAGAGCTTCATCAAGGATACTTTCGCGCTCTGAGCTACCCTTGGCGATAAAGGACGCCTTTTCAGTCTCTGTCAAAGCTGCGTGGTATTCCTTTTGAGCGTCTGTCAATTCGCCGTAAGCGATCGCATCGGCTAATGATTTTGTCATTGCCGCGAAGTCGGCATCTTGTCGATCTGGCATGGTAAGTTCCCCCTCATGCGCTAAAGAGCCATCTGTGCTGACGGCAATTGAAGTTTGTTCTTCTACCATAGGGATGGTATCCTGTCTGGATCCCTTAGTCAACGGGTTTAGGGAATTTTGTTGTAATTCTTCCGTTTCTGTGGTTGGCTTTATTTCGGACTTCATAAACGTCACATGAGCCTCCGGGTTTGCACCTCGGGCAGTAAGCGCGACAGCGGTTAGCTGCTTCATGTGCATTGTCCGACGTTGCCCGTCAGAATGCGGTGTTATTTTCTCTACTTTACTCATGTGGATCTCCCTCTGAACGCTGACATGTACCCTCGATGCTGAACATTAGTTTAGACTTTGCTGCTTCGCGGAAATCTTCTTCGCTGTCAAGCTGAAAGCTCCCGAAATGACCTAGCTTCTGGACCGGGATTGACTCCATGTCCATGCCGGTGATCTGGTGAACTAGCATCTTCGCCATTTCTGGGGTGTCAATAAGGATATTGTCAATCAGCGTTCCGCGAACGCTTCCAGAATGATCAAAGTTTGCGTTTCGATGATTCTTGGAAAACTCTATGAACGCGGCATTATATGACGGGATGTCAATAGCCTCATTATCGCTGTCGATAACAGTTTCCCCGTCCACCTTAAAAACGGAAAACCACCCACCTATGATTCGGTTACCGGTATCGCTCTTAAACGCTTCCCCGCCTTCAAGATGCTTATTTTCTTGATCTTTGCTCATTAAAATTCCTTGGATCCGTAGTAGTTAATTACATTCACACTCATACGTGGCACCTGCAGGGTCACGGCTTACCCCTTTCTCCACAATTACAAAGGTGCGTCCCTCTGCCTCGATCTCATCCCCCGGTGCGGGAACGATCCCGGTGGGGAGGCTAGCACCTAGTATGATGATGCTATTATTTTCCATCCTCACCAAGGTTCCTGCCTCATCCCGAACTTGGTTCCCAGCGACAAAGCCCTTGCACCCGTGCGGGGTTCGGACAATGTCGATTTTGGTGGGGTTCAAAGAATCCCGGACCGAGGCGACCTTATAGAGGATTTGATCAAACACTAGCGGACCAAGACCATTATTGATAGCCTGAGCGATCCCAGCACCAAAGATATCAACCATTAGTAGTACCCCTTAGTTAGGTCAAATGGTCCACCTGTAAAGCTGCTACAATCGTCAGTACCAGAAGCAATGCCGACCGATGATGCCCCGGAACCACCAATTCTGTCTTGCATAAAACAGGCAAGGAGGTCCACTACGGCAACCGGGTACTTCCCGCTCTTGATCGGACGGAAATATTCTATGGACGCAGGACCGGCAACTAATTTCTTAGTGTTACCGGAACTGTTCACGCCACCCCCTAGGGATGGTTCAGCTAATAAGGAAATAGCATACTCGCAGGTGGCTTGCTGAGCAATTAAGAGGCTCCTCTCTGGGCTCACCGCAAGTCCACAGCAGTCACTAAGACCGGTCCTAGGAAAGTCAAGGATCTGCGGGGAAGCCTCTTTCGCGCCTGCGTAGCACATTCGGTCGATTAGGCGGGTACCCTCTATCAAGGCTCTTTTTCTGTCATCCGTCGGGTAAGCTTTCCATTGGGCAAACCGCGTAGAGTTTTCAAAATACTCATTCGCTGCGATAATAGATATAAAGCAATTTACCCCTACTGTTAGTGCCGGCATTCAACGTTCTCCTATATGTCATCGGGGTTATCTGCTTCCGGTTCCGCCGGCGGCTCTTCTTGAGTTGCCCCGTTATTAATTGTGGTATTAGCGGCTCCGGACCGAAGTCCCATTAGGCGTTCGATAGTTTCCTGATCCATTTCTGGCTGGTCCGCAAGACCTAGCATTTGACGGATCTCATTGACCGCTGGGTCATTAGGAGCAAGTGGAGAACCTGACGCGCTGATATCTTTAAGCGCTTGGGTAATCTGCGTAATGTCGCGGTGCTGAAGCTGCTCGGTACTAAATATCGGCATCTCGTCTTTGGCCCAGCCATTGAGGTCAAAAAGTCGCTCAATTACATCGGTCTGGTAAGCGTCCGCGAGTTCCTGCAGGGTACTGTCCACAATTAAGGCGAAGTTTAGCGATTTGTCCTTACTTAGCGCGTGCGAACCTGCTGTTTGCTCGCCTAGTAGCAGACCTTCTACCCCTAGGGTTCTCGCTATCTCGCGGTTGACCCGCTCAATAGCATTAGCCATCTCTGGAAGGGAGCTTGAGGAACCCTTTAGTAGCTCCACGTCCCATTGGCGCACCGAGGAGGGTGTGGAGGCATCATCTTCTGATTGATAGGTTAAACTGTCCACCAGAATACCGAGAGCCGGGTTCTTGATGTGGTTAGTAATGAACTTGGATATCGGTGCTGCAGCCGCGTCCGCTTGCTTCCTTGTAATTAACCCGGATTCCACCTGTTCTGCAAGTGCAGCAAATGGTGCCCGTCCAATAGGGATACCGCGGAGGTCGGATTCGAAGCCGAAGCCCTCTAGCTGCTCATACCGCTGAAGCCTTGCACAGCTTTCCACAATATGTCGGAACAGCCCAAGTCCTTCAGGGCTATCATTCAGGGAATCATCTACTAGGTATACGCATTTACTGCGGGGGATATAGACCAGTTCGCTAGTTTCAGGGTTCCGTTGTCCAATAGCGGTTATTTCGCCGTCCGGCTTCCTTTCCCATCTTTCGATGGTGATCTGAGGTCTTGGGGCTACGTCAACAAAGCGGAAGCCGTCTTCCCCTGCTTCTGCAGTCCATTCCTGAACCGAAAAGCCGTAGAACCGGTACATTGCGGATCTTCGCACAATACGGTGCCAAGGGGTCCTCATGCTGGTCATTTGCTCATTGACAAGGTCCGCTAGTCGGATAGCTTCTTCGCTATCGCTGGCTGGGCTTACCTTCCACTTGGCTTTCGCCACTAGGTTAAGATAATAGCGAACCCCAGCGGAAACGATGCTAATATTAGCGAGAAGGTCGCTGTACGTGCGGTATTTTGCCGTAGAGCGGAGGTTTGCGTTTACCTCATCTTCTTCTATGTAACCTTGGGTAATAACGGAGCCCGGAGCGCCTAATACGCGGGTCGGTGAACTTGGGAGTTCCGCCTCATCTTTCGCCATCTTTTCGTTATCGGGCATGTTCACTCCGGATAAATTGGTTCTGTACTGTGTATTGTAGCTGTATTTTGTGGTAAATCAACTGCCCTAGTCGGTAATTACGCTCGGGGCTACCCCTACAAGTTTGGTTTTCTTCCGGAGGAGGGCAAAGTATGCCCTGCTCGCGGCATCCGCCTGATCCTTGAATTGACCGTTAGGGTGGAGGGAAAGCTCATTGATAAAGCTGTTATTCCATCGCCCGCGAACTAGGTAGACGTTATGGATTTCCACCTGCGCCGCGAACGGCATAGCTCGCTCCTCTTTAGACCCGGATTCGGTGCTAAACTGGAATTTATAGCCCTGTAGAAGCTTGCCGATAGTTAACTTCTGCGCCTTACCCGCCTGACCGGGATCCTGCGGTAGATCTTGGACACATTGCAGACCATCTTTTACGGCGTTTGCCTTAATCATCTTTTCCACCGCAGATGGACCCACTTGGCGTCTGTCCACATCTTCGATATAGACGCTACCGTCCACTAACCGCATCTTGCAGCCAACGGTCCACGCTGCGGATTTGTTCTGCTTGGTATCGGTGGCTGCCAAGTCCCATCCCCTGACGACCTTGCCGCCTTCTGGAGCCCTGTCCACATACTGCCAGTCATCTTTCTGGAACATACCACCACCGCGAGGTGCTGGACGCTGCTGGAGCTGCCCCGCCTCTGCGTAGGACCCACCCCACGCTCTCAATGCCTTCTTCAGTGCTTCGGTACTGTCCCGGTCGAACCTTTCCGGCCAAAGTAGATCCCCATCCTTCTTTCTAGGATCCACTAGGTAGCGTTCTTCGGTGCCATATTTATCCGGGTACCATACCTTTGTACCGGTATCCCAAGCGACCTTGACAAGATCCGCCCCTTGGATGTACTTGGGGCGCACTTTACTGTAGCACGCGCGTTCCTTTTCGAATTCCATCGGTAGCATAAGATGTTCATAGCCCAGTTCCTCCGCAAGGATCAAACCGGACACGTCCCTTTCATGAACCCTCTGCATGATAACCACAATAGCCGACTCACTGGCTTTGTTTAATCGGGTAGGAAGCGTTTCCGCAAACCAGCGGAGCACTTCTTCCCGGAAGGCCTCGGAATCGGCTTTCTTGATGGAGTGCGGATCGTCAATTATAAGCCTATCGCCACGGTAACCGGTAAGACCAGAGCCAACCGAAGAAGCCATTCGCCACCCGGTTCTAGTATTCTCGTAGTAGATCCTAGAGTTCACATCCCCTTTAAAGCCGTACTTGTCCCCCCAGTGCTTCTCGTACCATTCCCCGCGCATAAGGTCACGGGAGCGCACATTGTCCCGTATGGACAGGTTTTGTTCGTGGGCAGCGAGGATATAGCGGTTATGGGGCATATTTCGCGGTCCCCACTCCCACGCAGGCCAAAACACAGAAGTTGTCATGCTCTTGGTACAGCCCGGTGGGACATTGATCAGCAGTCGCCTGATTTCCCCATCGGTAACAGCCTGAAGATGCTCGCAGGTAGCTTGGACCCCCCAACCGGGTACAAATTTCTGCCCCGGTTCTAGGGTCTCCCAGCCCTGTTTAATGAAGTCAATAAGGTTGGCTTCGCATTCATGCTTATTTATCTGATCCAGAGCATCCTGCGGGTTCCGCAGCGCGTATTGTAGTAGCTCTTCATTTACCGTCATTGGGAACGATCTCCGCGTCTACCACGTCACCGCCATCCACCACACCATCCATGCGGTCTTTCTGCTTTTCTAGCAAGGATTTGAGCTGGGAAAGCTCATCGGCTGGCATATGCTCAAGGTCAAACGGAAGAGTTGCTGGTTGCTCGGAAGTTACGTTGACCGTGCTGCTATTGTCCACACTAACCGAGCGGAACGAAGAAGTTGGAGTAGTTTCTGGGATGTGGATATTAGCCAGCATTTTCATCATCTTGTCGCTGTAGCGCTTGACGGTATAGATGGTATCTCGCTCCTTACCACCGAGGACTTCCTCTTGGTACCCTTCCACACCGCGGCGGTACATCTCGCCTTCTAGCAGATCCCTGAAATATAGCTTGGCTTCTTCCATTGCTATATCAAAACCCGGATCTAAGCGGCGCTCGCGCTGGATGTTAGCGGCAGAAACGCCAACACAAGCGGCAGAAAATGCCAGCCGTCCACTTACCGCAAACTTGCGGAGGAATTCCTTTTTCCGATCATCTGTCAGCGCCGTATAGCGATGGTTAACGCCGTTGTTGCCCTTAGTAGGGCTGTGGGTAAAGAAAGAATCCAGTCCTCTTTCTCTCATATTGCTGAGGATGGTATCGAGTGGATCCGATTCTGCGAGAGCGGTATCGATATCCAGCTTTGACTTCTGTATAAGCTTTTTGTCCATTGGGGTAACCTCTTAACGAAGGATCCTACCGTAAAAAAGGCAGGGAAAAAAGGGAGACCAAAACCGGCTCTCCCAAACGGTTGTCGCAGCCACCCCAGTAATCCATGACAACCGCCACGCGTGAGCGTGCTTGGTTATCCTACATGGTTCACGGAGAGGTCTGCAACGGATCATTTAATATGTTGCATATTACTAGGTCTGGCAGCGAACCACCAACTTGTGGAAAGCACTGCTAGAAACACGATTTGCTTAACCACATACTGGAACAGCGAGGTAAGTTCTTTCTCGGTAAGCGCACCAAGACCACCAACCGCACCCCATATCTCCGCAGTTAACCAAGCGGTGACGATAAGAAGGAACAGCGTAATCACTGGGCGCATGAGACCTTTAACCGCGTCCACCCAATGATCCCCGACTGGGGAAAAAGCTTTATCCACCGAGCTTGCGAAGGCTTCTGCCTCCACGCTACCAATGGCAATCTGCCCCTCAAGGGAAGCCCTTTCGGTTTGCTTGGACGCCATCTTAAGCTCATGGTTTTGCTCGTGTTCCATCTCCTGGAGGGTAAGATTCGCCAAGTTTTCCTCATGGGCAAATTCTAACCGCATCCGTTTGAGCTCTTGGTGCTTGCTAATGGCACCCCCGACCAAGCCCGTAAGCCCGCCGAGAACGCCGCTTAGCCCGCTATTACTGAGCAAGCTTAACCAATCCATTACTGCTCCTCTTCCGCTTTAATCAGCCGTTCTGGGAGCTCATGGCTCGCCCCGGTTAACCCCATTAGCCGCACTTTACCCGAACCCGGTGCTGGTGGCGACATAACTAGGAAAAGCCCACCGCATTCCACGCGGGTAACGCTGTCGAACAGCTCAAGTTTAGCGCCATTAGCATCCAGCATGATAACCTCCGAAAGGGCAGTTTTTAGCAGGAGGGGCGGAAATTAGTGCCATTGGCAGCCCCAGTATAAAGGTGGCGAGCACGGCGGTTAATAATAAAACTACTTTGTTATCCATTTTAGTTCCTGTTAGTGTAGATCATTCTTTACTTCTTAGCAAGTTCGCTACAACGGTACTTCATAGTGCCGCACCTCTACCCGACCGTGCAAGAGATCCGATATGCGCTCATCGATGCTACGCTTAACTTTGGACAGCGCCTTACCGCGAATCTCCACATGGGTGAAGTGGTTGGCATTACCCAAGGCATAGGTTCGGCGAATCGAATCCAGTGCCGGCAGGTCTAGATCACTGAACCTGCAGCGTTCCCGGAGCACCTCGGTTTCTTGGTAGTCCCCGAAATGGCAGATCACCGTAACCTCCCAATTGTATACGAACTTACTAGCAATATCTTCGTAATGCTTACCAAACATCCAATACGCCCGCTGCGGGCTCATGCGAGGGTGGGTGATTTCCTTGATCTCTCGGCTATCAATATCCTCGCTGTCAAATGGGTTCTTATTAATTAAAACTACTTCCATACCCACCAATTTATCGCGAATGGATTTACTCATGTTTTATCTTTCTCCTTAAGCCCGCGTATAACCAGCAAAAAAGGCTTTTTCGCGGTTAGCCGTACTAAGTCCCTGAGAGCACTGCGGGACGCTAATACCGCCCGTTTACCCCCTAGAAACCCCGTCTTTTGCCCTATTATTAAGCACCCTCTAGTATGGTCTACGATATTACCATTGTGGATAAGAATGCCACTGCGCCCCCGAACCCCCCTTACATGGTAAACCGAGCGATACTTACCCGATGCACTGCGGGGCAGGAAGCTACATTGGTAGTCCCCGTCCGGGATACAGCTCACATTGCGCTTATTTCCCCGCCAAGGACGCTCCAGCACTGAAAATTGCGTACTACCAATGGTCAGCGTACCTAAAATGCAATCATTCCCGGTGCTAGTTCGATGAAGAAACGCTACCTTTCTCGACATACTTCCTCCTGAAATATGGATAATCTTCTACCTTAGTTATTTCAATAAACCGAAGATGGAAAGCACCCCCAGTATAGTGATTACGGATATAACCATCCGCCCTATTCTTGATCCACGAGCACTGTTCCCAGCGACCGTCGCGAAACTGAATCCACAACCCGCCAAGCATCGCTCGGACCAACCAAAACTTGCGAAACGCAGGCTTAATCATACCACCCCCTTAATGTACCCGGTATAGCTCCGGATTAATGAATTTTTCCAGCGCAATTCTATTTTTTTCAATCTGGCACAGCCTAGCATTAAGCGCGAGGATGATACTAGCGTCCCCATCGGTAATGTTGCTGCCTTGGCGCTCCACATAAGTGTGGATATCTGCATAATGCTCGCGAATATCCGCCTCCTGCCGAGTATATTGGTACCCATAGAGAAGATCCACCAGCCCCGGAGCCCCTTCCACGTCCCCCAACACGTCTTTCTTGGTGAGTGCGCTATAAAAATCCTGCCGCATCTGAAGCACGTGGAGGTATTCGGCTTGTTTCATACCTCGTCCACCCACGCTAGGGTTCTTTCCCCAGACTGGGC